GTAGACTTATGGATTTGAGCGGAAATTTGATTAATAGCCGTAATCAATGTTTGGTTCCAATCCTTTTGAGTATATGGAGCCTGACCAGCTGTAAACCTTTTCCATCCTTGATAATCCCATCTTAATGTCCATGAAGCTCCTGCTCTAAGGTCTCTTAGGATTTCCCTGTCAATTTCTGCAGCGATTTCTTCAGATAATAGTGCCGTCAATTCAGCTTCAGCATCAATGTTGTGGAATGCACTAACATCTTGTGCTAATTCTGGTGACCATTGTGCTCTTAACTTTCTTTCAGTAACTGAAACGGTAACCGCTTCAAGGTCGAAAGAAACTTCAGCCAATTCAGTTTCGAATTCAAGGTCTTGGTAAATCCTCCAACTTCCAGCGAAGGAATTTGTGGTTGTACCTGACAGAACATATGCACCCATATATCCATCTGGTGAATCACAAGAAATACATGCTGGACATGTTAAATCAAGTTCCACATATATAATTCCATTGGAATCACATACATCATGATAAGACCCACCTGGGAATACAGTTGATTGTGTTGTACCATATTCTACGATACCTGAACCGTACTTCTGGGTTACTAACCTAAAAGGAATAGTATGACCAGCCGCAATATATGTGGTTCCTGAATCAGAACAACATGCGATATCGGCATCTGACGTGAAGGCTAAAGAAGCTAAAAACTCCTCAGTATCCATTTCATTACCGTTTGGTCCAATTAATTTACCAGCTCCAGCGTTGTTAAATCCATCCATAGCGAGAATAACTCCTCTTAAACCACCATTAGTACAAGCTTCAACATTTGCAGCTACCGCAATAGCACCAATGTTAGAGTCAACTAATGTGTTACCAGTACTCCACGCTTGTGGTGTACCTGGACTAGTGACCGCAGAATAAGCACCTTTTGACCTGTCAAACAATCCTCCACCTGGTTGGTCTCCATAATATTGGTCATAGAGGTCAATTGGTGAGAAAGCGGTTTGGTCATTTGGAAAATTCCCACCCACTGGGTTGGAATGTTCTTCTAGACCACCAACGTTACGTCTTTCTGAAATTTTAGGTACAAAGTAGAACAATTTACCAATTGGTAAGTTCATAGCTTGTACAGAAACGATATCGTTTGCCAATAATTTGGAGAATACTCTCCTAATGATTGGAAAAACAACCGTTTCAAATGAACCTGAAGCGTCAGCTGTTGTAGCCTCGTTAATCAGGTGTGTTGCTTGGTTTTCATATAGTTGGGCAATGTTTTCCCGTGCATGACCTTTAAGTCCTGCGAGGAATCCAAGCTTGTCCCATTTTCCTATGGTATCTTCACGAATAACTTTCAGGTGTTTTAACCCTATGTTACCGACCATACCAGATTCTAATAATGCTCCCATTTTATTTTATTTTAATTTTTGTAAGCGTTTATTTAATTTGTTATAACTTAGACATAATATCTTTCATCCTTGTAATTTGAGGATTTTCATATGTCTTAGTTTCAATCAAGTTAATTGATGACCCCCCTGAAGGAGTTTTAGTAATGGTTTTTTGAACCGATTCTTTCAATGATTTGACCTCTGAATTCAAATTGCCTGCAATTTGTTTAAACAAAGATTTACTTTCATTAAGAGTAGATACGTTATCAAAACGTCTAAGAATGTTGATTTTCTCTTTTTTAGTGGTAGTAAAATCCGTAAATAATTTTGTTGAATACGCTAAATTAGCGTTAAAAACAGCTACTTCATTTAATTTACCCCTAAATACTTTTAGAGCTTCTCTATAGTCTTTATTCTTCTCTTTGTATTTGCGATTTTCAGTTTGAAGTTGTTTAGAAATTTTAACAATCTCATTGATTGTCCTTTTAGTTTTAATAGATTCCCTAAGGTCATTTTTACCCCATTTTTGGCCAGCCATTTTTGGAAATGTAAGTTGACCAGATTTTAATCTGCTCGTTTCCTCTATTTCTTGTTCTTCTGAAGCCACATTTTCTAGTGGATTTTCTCCATCACCATCATATGCTGCTTCAAAAGCCACTAAATCCCCACCTATTAAATTTTTAATAAAAGGTTCTAGCTCTGTTGATGCTGGTGGTCCCATTTGTCTGTAAGCCAAGTATGCATTCCATTTGTAATTATTTTCATCACAACCTTCAGAACCTTCTTTTTTACACCAGTTCTGATAGTCTTGTAAACTATTGTACATAGAATTATTATCTGTGAATTGTTCACTCAAATCTTCGTCTTCATAATCAGGTCTACTCTTCGAGCGGTTTCCTTTTTTACCGCCCCACATTTCGTTGGTTTCATAATCAGGCCTACTCTTCGAGCGGTTTCCTTTTTTACCGCCCCACATTTCGTTGGTTTCATAATCACGTTTACTATCTGAGTCATTACCTTTTTTACCTCCCCAATCAGCTTCTTCCTCCAGTTCTATCTCATAAAGAGCTTCTTCTAGAGCACTTTCACTTTCTGGTTGGATTTCTTCATCTTCTAGGTCATCCATAATTTCTTCTTCATTTAAATCGCCCATCCTCTCATTTATAAAAGGATAGTTTTTTAGTTTATTCTCGGCTAATTCGATTTTGTACTCTGTACCAGCTTCCTGGTCTTCGAGTTCAACTACATCATCATCTTGTGTCACCACAATTCCGTCTTCCGCTCCCATTGCTTTAAAAACTTTGAGAACTTCACTGTCTGACGCACCGGTTAAGTCGAGTGGTTCATCCGCGTCTACTTCTATAGACACCATTGCTTCTTCTTCATTAGGTAATCCGCTTACCTCATCTTCTAGGTCTTCTTGTTCTACCTCACCAAAGTCTAATTCACCCTCTTGTTCATTGAGTGATTCCTTTACAAGGTCTTCAATTTCTTGCTTCATTGTTGAAGCGAGTATTTCTTTTGCATTAGATTTTACAGCCTCTTCTAATTGTTGTGCCTCTAAAAGAGCCTGTTCTAGTACTGATTTATTCTTCATTGTACTTTATCATTATCAGTTTTCGCTAAGTTTATTTGTTAATAAATATTATAAAACATGGAAAAAATCTCTTTTTGGGTGAAATGTCTTATAAAAACTTATTTTAATATCCCGAAATAAAATTATCTAACTTATTCATCAAATTTAGTGACCCATTTAAAGCGTTCGTTGTCATCTCTTCTTGGTCGTTATCATAACTTAATGATTCATCATATAATTCCTTTTCTTCTAGGGTTTTAAATAAATATGCCCCCGGTGTAGAAGGAGACGAAACCAAATCAAAACAAATTAATTCGAAATCATCTTGTACAATATTTTGACTACCCTCTCGTTGTAAAGAACCCACACCTCTAGAAGAAATGCCTAGGGTTACACCATAACGTAATAAGTTTGCTGCTATATCCCCAACACAGGACACATTTCCAGTTTTGTGATAAGCGGGAGAAGTTAAAATTTCTAATTTACCCATCAATACAGGTCCATCCCAATAAGTTTCTAAAATTCTATGTGAACTTCTTTCTAAGTCTACTAATGATGACTCTGGATGGTTAAGTTCGGAAAGTGCACTACCCATATCTATGAGTTTCTGATAATTCTGAACTTCTCGTTTAAGAATCTCTTCTGGATAGACTCTTCCATTTCTATTTTCTACGCCCGCTTTTTGTAAAATAGCATTAAAAATGATGGGTCCCTCTTGGATGGACCTATCATTCATTTCTTTTATTACTTGGGGGTTCTCGGAAGGAGAAATCTGCCCCGCGTCATATTCAATTAAAATACCTTTTCCTATTTCGTTAGGTTTTAATATTTTCATATTTTACTTTTTCTATAAATAGTAAAATACCTATAAAACTTCTGGGATTATTTTTTAGTGGAGTAGAAATTAAAATCTTCAAATGGATTTAAAGTTTCTTCAATAATAGAGTTAAGAACTTTTTCTGCGTTTCCTTCTATATTTTTAGATTTTATATTTTCTTCTTTTTTTAAGAATAATGTAATTTCACAATTCATATAACTTCTTTTATTCTCTTTTATTCCACTAGTACGAATGTCTAAATCCACGATATGTTTATTGGATATAAATAAATCGGGATTTGTGGTTTCTAAAATATTATATTTTATTTTCCTTTTTAATTTTCCTATAACTCTATCCCAATTTTCAGAATCTGTGTTTGGAGAAAACCAAGAGGATATATTGAGGTAAATGGATTTAGGTTTTTTGTAGTCTACACTACCGTAATAAGTTCTAAAATTTGAATTTAGATTTAGTTTAAATTGTTTTCCTGTTTT